AAAAGATCATGTTGCATCGACAACTGCTAGAGTCATTCCTCGATTCGCAGCCGCCATGATCAACGTACTTAGATCCAAATTTGGGCCGCTAGTCCACAATGAGGCCAATGTACTGTTAGTGAAGCGAGAATACCACCGGCTCTGTCGAGACGGGAGCGTCCGCATGGTCGACACAAATCTCCACTATCAGTATGTTGTGAATGGATTCTTCTTTGAAGGAATACATTCTGAATCAGCCACGACAAAGATGCGTCTTAAATCATGGTTGCGAAAGCATTTGTATCCAGAGACGGGTACTCATGCCGACGTAGCCTGCTGAGTACGCCCAGTTACCTTCGACGGCCAGTATGCATCCTTCCATCAGCATCTTGTTGATCGGGTTGAAAAGGAGCAAATTGGCAAATTGTGCGTCGTTAGGAACGGGCAGTCGTGCCGACCACGTAAAGCAGTTGTTCTTTGTGGTCTCGGCCCTAGTCACAATCTAGGAATTTTCAACAACAATGTCGATTCGGTGCTATGTGCACTCACTGAAAGGTTCTTTTTCATCAAACAAGGGAGCATTTACGTTCCCGCCCTTCACGTGTCTCGAAATCAATATAAAAAACCACTCTTGAACGACTTCCGGAAGATGGTCATCAGTAATGTTGGCCGAGTAAGGAAGTATAGCAAGTCGGAGGTAGTGCTAATGTACGAAGGCCCAAAGCGCAGATTGTATCATGAAGCCCAATTAAGCCTGGAGCAGAAGCCACTATCCAAAGATGACGCAACCGTTCACCAGTTCGGTAAGTTTGAGAAAATCGACATTTCCAAGGCATTGAGAAATATAAATCCAAGAAGCCCCCGATATAATTTATGCTTAGGACAATACCTTAAGAAGGTAGAAAAGCGAATTTTTGACGCCATCAATGTAGCATACGGCCGCAGAACGAAGGCAACTGTCATAAAAGGATTCAACGCGGAAGTGTCCGCCCAAATTCTGAAGGACAAGTGGAACTCGTTCAAAAAACCTGTTGCAATAGGGTTGGACGCCGAAAAATTTGACGCTCACGTGTCCAGACAAGCATTGGAATATGAACATGCATTCTATACAGGCCTTTTTCCTGGTTCAAAGGACTTGAAAGAATTGCTTAAATGGCAACTGGTTAATAGTGGTGTAGCCTACATAGAAGACGGTAAAGTGTTATTCAAAATGAACGGTAAACGCATGTCAGGAGATCTAAACACCAGCATGGGTAACTGCATAATCATGTGCGGTCTCATCTGGGTCATGTGCAAAAAGCTCAACATTGATTGCGAATTAGCAAACAATGGTGATGATTGCGTTCTATTCATTGAAAGTGACCACCTCATATCTGTGCAAAACTACGTTCCTAACTTCTTTAAGTCACATGGGTTCCGCATGACAGTGGAAACCCCTGTGTACCAATTTGAGGAGCTGGAATTTTGCCAAACCAAACCAGTGAAGCTGTCAACTGGATGGCGAATGGTTCGAAACCACAAAGCCGTGCTCACTAAGGATCCTATGTGTCTCGTACCCGTACCAAACGACAAAACACTACGCAAGTGGATGTACGCCGTAGGGATGGGTGGAACACATATGGCATCCGGTGTACCAGTTCAACAAGCCTTTTATGAAGTTTTTCTTCGTCATGGCATTAGATGCTCTGACGGGATGTTTAAACACATCTACAAGAACACTTCCATGTTCACCCGCATATCAAATATTAAATTCGCAACGGTT